GGGTTGCAAGCTTATGCAACCTACCACGAGGCCCTTTGTGATGGCATGTACAATTACAGTACGCCGACTAGCTTGGTTGAGATGGACTGCTCCGAAGAGTGGGCGCCGGACGTGGGAATGCGATATTCCCTGTTCTGCGAGCCTCTTTGTCAGTTCCAGCTCAAGATCAGGATGTTCCTCGAGACGTTTGACGTCGCGTGGGATCCTGTCATCGTTTGGAATGCCATCCCATTCAGTTTTATACTGGATTGGATTTGGGACATTTCTGGTTGGCTGGAGAGGATTGGACGTAAGTCCACTCTTCCAGTCGAGCTCAGGGTCATGGACTTCTACATTCAGTGGAAGTACAAGTCCTCATTTCTCGTCAAAGTCGAACACGCTAATTACGTGCACGATTTTGAGACTCATGAGGCTGATCCAAACAAACCCTCGTACACAAGTCGATATAACATCGCTTGTGACAGGTTCCGTCGTGTCAAGTTTATGCCTGACAAACGGCACCTGAGATCCGCAAAGTGGGATGAGAACGTCATAGATAAGACGCTCTTGGGGGCAGCTCTCGCACGCACTACGCGTGAGAGGAAACCCCCGCCTTTGCATAATCGCTTCGGTCCCTGGAGGCGAACAGTCGGAGAAATCTTCAGGCAATTGAACGTTCCTGGCTTTGCTAGGAACTTTCGTAATGTCTGAATACAACTATTAGGAGACCAGAATGATTTCTGACCCCTTAACAGTACCAACCGTCACGCTTACGTTTAACGGACAGGTTCCCGCTACAAACGGGAACTCGTTCGTGACGCGAGCGTTTAACACGACACAGCTAGGCGGACGTTCAACAGTCCGCGATCTGGCTATGTCCGATGCCTCATCGCTCAGCTTGGCTGGCGGTAAGATATCGGTGAGCCATCAGGCCTCTAACCAAGGCCGGTTGCGCTCTGTGTTTCGCGTCGATATGTCGACCGCGGCAGGCGAAGACCCGAATCCGCACAGCGCCTCTTGCTACCTGGTTGTTGACCGGGAAGCAACGCGCTCTGTGAATTCGGACTACGTCCTGTCGGGCGTCCTGGCAACGCTGATCTGTTCGCTCGTAGGAGCGACTGGCAGCGGAGCTTTGGTTACGACCTCGACGTGTACGGAGTTTCTCAACGGAGAGCCCTAGTCGCACAATGTTGCATGTGCAAGACAGTGCTCCCGCGCTCGCCTGATCAGCGAGTGTTCGTGTCAAGCATCGAGTGATGCTTGATCCGTGAGGGTATCTGCAATCGTCTGTGTCTCCTACTCGATAGCTACCATATATATGGAAACTAAGAATAGCGAGCTCGACCTCATGGTCGGGATAACAGCAGATCTGCTTGCAGATATAGCTGCAGCCGTTGGCTTCAATGTGTCCCGCGACGTGCGAGAAGTACGTCGTCGGTGCGCATCAGAAGGGGCGTCCTTCTTAACGAAGACGCTACCCGCTTTAGGCAAAGCATTTGATAATGCTCTGTCTAAGTCAGATACAAGAATGAACTACCCAGGGTTTAAAGCCCGGGAAGGTTACTCAGAATTTCTGAGCGACCTTTTCGTTCTTGTGTTCGACCGTACAGGTAGGTCCCTGTCCGATGCGTGTCCATCAGCTGTCATGTACATTCGGCAAATACTGTACTTATGGTACAAGTATGAGCTACCCTATACTCCGGAGCAGGAAGCGTCCATTTTGGATGCTTTTTGCGAGACGGATGCTCAGCTCCCTAGTAGCGTTATTGACTGCCCTGTTATTCAGGGCGCTCGTAACGTTATCGCTCGTGTCGTCAGCGGATTCAGCCGCGAGGCTGTTTCGCCGCGTCATGGGCCAGGAGCTGTCGCAACCAAGGAAGAAGCGTGGGAGAAGTGGCGTTTCAAGCGCCTCTACCGTCCGATCGAACAGGTTTTCCCGTTCGCCGAATGGTACGTCCCCTCCGTTTCTTACCTGAGTCGGTCGAAAGACCCGCTCAGGCACTTGTCGGTCCATGGGCACGGTACAGCGAGAGCTGTATTCGTCCCCAAGGATTCGAGAGGTCCTAGGCTCATCTCGTGTGAGCCCCTAGAGTATCAGTGGATCCAGCAGGGTGTAGCGGCGGAACTCATTTTCTGTATTAACAGTCATGAGTACACGTCCGGTCGCGTGAATTTCACGCACCAGGATGTTAATCGTCGCTTCGCCCGGTATGGATCCATGGGTGCTGGCTGGGTTACGTTGGACATGGCAGAAGCGTCCGACCGAGTTTCGACTTTACTAGTCGAGCGGTTGTTCGCCAATACGCATGTCCTTGAGTATCTGCTTTGTTGCAGGACTCAATGTACCGTACTCCCAGATGGCCGACGTGTGCAATTGAACAAGTTCGCTCCGATGGGGTCAGCTTTATGCTTCCCTGTCGAGTCGCTCGTGTTCTTTGCACTCGCCGTGAGTGTACTCGTAAACCATCTCGGACATGGCCTCTCTGAGGCTCTGTCCCGAGTGAAGGTTTACGGTGATGACCTAATTCTCCACCGCGAAGACTATGCGGCGGTAATGCAATACTTCCCGTACGTTGGACTTAAGTTCAACGACAAGAAGTGCTGTACTGGAGGTTCATTTAGAGAATCCTGTGGCCTCGACGCGTTTAAAGGCGAAGATGTCACTCCGGTAAAAATCCGGACCAGGTTAGGTGATCGACGTGACAGCAACTCGCTAGTCTCGTGGGTCGAGTACAGTAATGCACTTGACTTCCGAGGTTACTATCGTGTTGCTCGTACCATCGAGAGGCATTTGTGGGAGTTGGGCCACCTTGATAGGGGCTTTATTCCTACGTTAGAGCACAGCCACCCGGCTGTCTCTTTTCTTGCCTTCCGACGGCACGATGGCTCGTTACATAGACCTGCTTTAAAGCATAAGAACTGTTTTCGATGGAGTGATAAACTCCATCGGTTAGAGTTCTTAGGGGTCTGTGTTAGTGGCCTCTCTGTAAAGAGAGAACTACCGTCTTGGGATCGTCTCTTCGCTGGCATAGCGAAGCACGAGCCAAGACGGGCCACTCCGTACCGAAATCTTCCCCAATGGGATAGTCGCTCTGATCAGAGCAAGACGTCCCAGGATTGGATGATCGGTCCGATGCAATCGAGCGTAGTTACGTTCCCCGTCCGTCGCCGGGTTACCCTCATGCGACGGTGGTGCCTCTTTGGAGGCAGGCCTTAATGGCCCCTTGAC